AAAGACCAAACTGGAATGTGCCGTGAGGTTCTCAAGTCTCTTTTGGAGCACGGGATGGGCAACGTTGTCGATGTAGAATATGGTGGTCAACGCGCTGCTTTGTTTCTTAAACAATACCCGCAAGTAGCCTCCCAAGTCCGCGGTGATCGTGGTCCCTTCCTTATTTTAGTTGGCGCCAATTCCGCCAAGGTTTACCGCGGTGTTGAAATTTTCGGTTTAATCAAAGAACTTACCGCCATGAAGCAGAATGCCCCCGGTCAAACCATGAATATGTTTCCCCGCCCGGGCCCTGGTATGCCTGTAGCTCCTGATAGTATTGTCCAGCCTAACTTTCAAGACGCTCTCTATGCTCCCGGTGGTGATGCAGTTGCCCGTGATATTGACGGTACTGGCGCTTATGCTACCAACTATGGTCTTTACAACAATGCTTTCGAATCCCCCGATCAAATCGTTGCCACTCGTGGTAACAAATTCCTTGAACGCCAGGGTCATCTTCCCCCCAGCGCCCGCCCTGAACCCCTTCCCCTCACCCGGTGCCCCCCGTGGCGGGTAGGAAACCGTGGCTATCCCTGCTTTAAGGATGGTCAATCTTTGGCTGTCTCTGATGGTATGGAAGTTCCTTTGATGGCCGGTCCCAGCAACTGGAAATCGCACTTTTTTGACAATATCAGTGTGGGGGGGATTTACCAAAATATGGGCCCATTCACCACCCCAAATAGTTTTGACACCGATGTGTACGATCGGCCTTTTATCACCCCGTGGAAACGCGGCAGTCAAGAGCAATCTCAGCGGCAATTCCAGGACGCTACGGCCTATCGCCGGGCTTACATGAGCTATCAATAAACATGATAGGAATTTTCCTATTATGGTAGAATTACAGGTGATGAAATTTCTCTATTATGTTTCAAATTCCATAACTGTCTTATAATTACAGGTGATGGAATCATACTCGTCGTAAAATAAATGTAGAACGGATACAAACCCAAGCTGAGCTACGGCTTCAATATCTTTTGCAAGAGTATGATCCAACCACGATTTTAATGCTTTTATACGTGTATTAAATGCAGGATTATGCTTCTTTTTACCCACCATAAATTCGTCGGGGTTATATCTAATGAAAATACATGGTTCACCGCCCAAAGATTGCCCTATGTTAATCATTCTCACACATTCACATAATTCCTCGTAATTGCGGTGTTGGTCTTCATCAATCTCTAAAAATACTTTGAATCCAACACAGGAAAACATAAAATCGGGTCGGTATTTAACGCATTCATTTATAGTTTTATCATAGGTTTCGTATTTATAACCATTAGAAACGAGCCAATATTTTATCTCTCGTTGCTTGGCTAATCGAAATTTATTGTATTTAACGGGTCCGATACAAGTCTCACAATATCCGTCATCATTTAGTAATTGAAGCTCTTTACAATGTTTACATTCAGTATATACAAAATGATTCATATCATTAATTTTATGATTTCCACAATGAGTATTATTACGGTATCCATAGGTTGCAATTTCTTTACATTTTGTCATACTACATGTTTTACACGGATTTGGCATCATATTAGCTCCCTTATGTTTAGCGCATTTTATAGGTTTTTGGCCTACAAACCCATACCATGCACGTGTCTCACAGACAGTACATATTTTATTATATACATCAATCATATTAGGAAGTTTATGTTCAAAACAATAATTACCCTTAATTTCACTGGGAAAGTTATATATGGGAAATGTATCACAATCCTTGAATAAACATTTTCTATTATAAATATTAATCATATTGGGCAACTTATGAACACCACAATATAAGGGCTTATTATAACCTCTATAATTATAGGATGGTCTTTTATTACACTCTTTGTAGAAGCAAAGTTTCATCTTTACATCAACCATATCTTCCAGTTTATGTTTCGAGCAAAATAGAGCCTTAACACAGCCTTTATAATTAAAGGTTGGAATAACATTGCAACCATTAAACTCACATTTTCGATCCTTTACATTTACCATATTATCTAATTTGTGTCGTATACAATATATCCCTTTTATTTTACCTTTATAATTAAAGGTTGGATGAGTGTTACAATTATCGGCCAGACATTTTACAGTAACAACATTAACCATGTGGTCTAATTTATGTAAGTCACAATAAATACCTTTCTTTTTGCCTTGGTAATTATAGGAAGGTCTTGCGGGACAATTTTTAAACTCACATGTATTATGGGTTACATCTACCATATTTTCTAATTTATGTTTTTTACAGTACATACCTTGTTTATCGTTTTTATAATTATAATTAGGGCGAAGATAACAGTTATCGGCGACGCATTGTGGATGTTTGACATCTACCATATTAGGTTCTTTATGCTTACCACATTTTACTCCTGTTGTAATACCTTTAAAATTAAAGGAGGCCTGTTTACCACATTCCTGGCAACGATTTTTCAAATTTTCCCCCATTTAATGGAAAATAAGTTGATATTTATTTTCACTTTTAAGCGTCATTCATCCTACATATAGAGTAATCCACTAATAAATGAATATTATAATATTAATCGCGAGCCATCTAGGATGTACCGAAAGATATACAACTTTACAAAAAGCCTTCATTCAATTGCAGCCCAGACACGGGCGCCGCATGCTGTTTTTATTTCATATTCATTTGCCCTCCAACCCCCGGATGAAAATGAATGGAGGTCAATCCTCAATACAATCCCCTTAATAACCCTCAAGCACACTACTAAACAATATCAAATAGATCATTATAAACATTTACTCGCCTACATTAACGACGATGATATAGTATGCTTTCTGGAGGATGACGACCTTTATACTCCCAACAAGATTGAAAAAGTGTGGGATGCTTTCAACCAACATCCTATTCGGATTGCTCGGCATTGTTTGGGGTCATTTAAGAGCTTAAACCCCACCGAGAAAGACTCATTAGATAATATTCGACCCCTCGACATTACAGAACATTATTCATACTGTATAATAGGTGCTATATTAAAAGAATTTTTTAAAACAACTGCTTATATAGACCATAGCCCTAAATTAAGGGGATTTACAGACTTGATTTTAACTGCCTGGTTACAGTATACATATAATAATGAAATACATCAATTAAATGATACCTTAATGTATATACGGTATTCTCATATCCAGCGAGATTACAACAAACCTTAATTTAAACATATATTGATGTATAAATGGGAAAGTGCGATGAAATTTATAAAGTAATTATGCAATACAAAGACACGGATATGTGTTTTTTATGTCATTATCTTAATAAAAATTATAATAAAGATTGGGATCAAGATGAATGTCTTTTCCGGCTGCCATCTCCGGATCATTTACGATTTTATGGTTACGATGATATCAACACTAAAATCGTAATCAATGGGATCGATTGGTTTATACATAAACATAAAAGACATTGTAAATAATCAGCTATAATAATGGCCGATTATATGTATAAAATATTTTAAACAGCATCTTGACTGTAGCCATTTCGAACTGAATTTAACTAGATTCATTGACAGATAGAATTGCGCAGCTTTTCATTCTTAGAAATAAATTCATACCTATCAAAAAACCGAGAAATTTGGGATTGAAAATATTTACGATGTCTATCTTTAGACATATTCAAGTCTTTCATACCAAGAAACATGACTAAACTATAATCTTCTACCCAGGTTTCATTATAGTTATCTAACACTAGAGAGTATAAAAAGTCAAGACCTTCGTCTTTATATTTATTAAGCATTCGATGCATTAAAATACTATCTGGATGCATTTATCTTATAATATATTTTTAAACTATAATCAATTATGGTTTTAACTAGGTTTAGGGTATTATAAGTGGAGTGTGGACTAGTTGTTAGTTTGTAGGATTTCAATTTACCAAATACATACTTTAAATAATGGGCCACAAACACCAACCCCATAATAAACCCAAATGGCGCACCGCATAATGATATATAGGTTTAATTTAAGTATTAAATGGGCGGTTATAAATGCAAAAAAATGTATGATATAGTTATAAACCATATAGATGACGAGGATTTATTTCAAATAAGTGACCTCATAAAGATGAAATGTGAGGAATCATGGAAGAATGATTATTGTCTTAAAATATTATATAGAATATGCCATGATAATGTTAGTTATGACTTTTGGGTCAAATCTCAGTTAAAATACTTTATTTTTAGGTATGAGATGTGTGATGGAAATCAGTCATAATTATGATTGATTAGCGGGTATAAGCTTTACTATAATATTTGTAATTTCGATGGTATAAGTTGGACGACTAAGACGACTAAAATGATACGCGTAATCATCCGGGTCAAAAGTTTTATTATATTCGATGCCATTTTCGGTAAGTATTCTTTCAAAAATTTTCATTGCAAACATATCTTCATTTTCATATTCTTTAAAAATAAATTTATTACCTCCTATATGAAAAGTCTCGACCTGATCCACCAATTCTCTTACTTTTTTATCGACAGTTAGAGTGAATTTAGATAGGCGATCATATTCGGCGTTTAAAAACGTAGACACCTCTGGAAAGTCACCTGGAGGAAGCTTGATTAGTTTATTTTTTGAACTCTTAGACATGGTTTATTTCAACTTAAATTAAAATGTGTAAATCAGTTTTTCCGCGTACGCGAAAAAAGTTTAGCCATAAAGTAAACCAGTTTTCGCGCGCATACTGGTTAATTAAAGGTCATTAACAGTATCATAAGTGGTAGGTGGTTTGGGTGAAAGTTTTTCGGGTTTTAATTTAGAACATACATAATTTAAATAATGGCCTACAAACACCAACCCGAAAATAATTCCAAATGGTATCCATAACCATTCAATCACGTCAGCTTTAAACTTGTTTATCGCCTTAATACGTCCTTTTGATGCTTTTACATTACATAATACCTTTACACCTTGGGCATATTTATTCTTTTGATGTACCAATAATTTATCCAAATCGCCTTGGCTTAATGATACATAATCAATAATTTCAAGTTCTTTATTATAATTTACATAGCTTAAATTCCCCATGAGATAATTATTATTAGGGTCGGAAATAATTTCCGTTCCGAGCACAGTACATTTATAATCAGGGTGAGTGACATAGTTATGGAGGATAATAGAAGCAGGAATTGTAGCGGCGAAACCTACTACTAGAAATCCTACCACACCAACTATAAAATAGGCCAAAACCATACAACTATATTTTAACGGATGCATGCTTTTTACCTGAAAATAACCCAAGAAAGTAAATCAGTTTTCACCGTTTGTCCTATAGGGCAAATCAGTTTTATGCGTTGCGCCGCATACCACGCTAACTCTTATATACCTAACATTATATAATCAACTCTAATTAGAGTTGATTAGACCAACCGAGGAAAGTCAATACGAAACGACGCGTAATCATTAATCAAGTCAGGGTTATCCCGTGTTACTATTTGGTCTACACCAACAGCAGCCGTTGCAGACCCGCTGAAGCCTACACTAACGGGCCCCTCCACACGCACGCTTTCAATCTCAAACCCGATATCATCAGAATTCACAAATACAGTCATATTCGCCTCGCGGATTTCCCCCTGGGCCGTATATTTATCACCCTCGAAGTTAGTATCGGAATATACGGTAACTTTATATTGGCCATACATGGGTGCGTCTTGGTAGATTATTTGCGGTGTGGGCTCATAATAACCATAATCAGGTTCGGTATATACCGTCCAGTTGTACCAGGGATAACGGTCATACCAGCGATACGGCCAATATCCATACCCTCCATAACCATAACGATGGTGACGGCGATGGTGTCGTTTATGATGGCGACGATGTGGTGACCCACGCCTACCTGGCGATCCACGACGACCGGGTGAACCTCGTCTACGGCCAGGTGACCCACGACGACCGGGTGAACCTCGTCTACGGCCAGGTGACCCACGTTTACGGCCGGGTGAGCCTCGTCTACCCGGCGACCCACGACGACCAGGTGAACCACGACGGCCACCGCGCCGGGCAGCCATAGGTGTAAAAAGACTCATCCCAGCGCCTTTATCACGGCACCATATGATACTAAATACAATGACTAGTATTAAAAAGGCAATAACAATCATCCCTTTTTGATTTTTCATTTTAATTGAGTAAGATATTATCGAAAAGCAAATTGCTCTCCATTAAAAAGGATTGACCGAACAACGCCGCTCCGTTTACAAAAGATAGGTTTTTCATCCGTAATATCGGCTAGATTTTCCGAGTTGGCATATTTACAAAACAATCGATCACCCTCGACGCTAAATTCGATCGGTCTTCCCGATAGGCTCAAAGGCGGAACAAGTCGTATACACCGCGTGCAGTTGCACAGGCTGATGGGAAGTTCGGTTTGCCCGCAAATTAGCGCTCGGCGTTGTTCATCGTCAAGCTGGATGTCTGATTCGAGGATGCTCGTTTCGACCGGAAAATATTTCAGCGCGTTTGATGATTTTTTTCCAAAACAATTACCCATTTTATTTTTTATTTTTTATTCTTTACTTATAAATGAGTTACGCGCAACCTTTTGATTACACTGAACCTTATGATAATTATATGCCGACTCCTAATTATTACGAGGCTTATGGACCCCGGAATACACCCATGGTGCCTGCGTACAGTCCACCAAAAGTTGATCCCTACTTTCCCAACCCTTACGGGCATGGTCAAGTTCGAACCGGCGCTAAAGTAAACCAGCAATACGTGGTTGGTTATGACCCGGATCAACTCGACCACACCATCTTTGAAACTTATGCGAACCAAGTGATGAAGGGGGCTGATGCCCAGATTTCAACCAGTACAAAGAGCAAGCGGGCACGGAATATTAACATGTTGAATCACACTTTTGGTTCTCCGCGGGCCACCTCCCCCTACAGCGATTGGTCTGGACGTCAGGATTTTTTTTTGACCCCGCAGTAACAGGTGGTAGCGTAACTGCTGGTACTCCCGCAGCAGGAAATAACTTTTCACCTGTATTGATCCGAGAAGATTTTATGGGGCGTCGGGATAAACGGTTGTATCCTGATATGAAGGGGTGGTTTCGCGATTCAGGGGTGATATGGGATTACCAAAATTATTAACTTAATTTCTGAGTTAATAATTATATAATATAAATGAAAATTAATGAAATTGATTTTATCTATCGTTGTATGCTGTTGCAATATGGGTTATTAAAATCTGTTGATTATGCTATGATTCAAGCAGCTAAAAAACTTGAATATCCCCAGTCTACCAACTATGATAAAGAATGCGATAAATCTATAAATAAATTTCGGGACTATCTTTCAAATCAAAAATACAAGTTAAAAACGACCATTACAACATATATAAATCGTGAATTAAATATAATCCTAGGACTTGGGGATATTAATTTAATTAAAAATATTTTAAAGAATAATAATTTAAACCGTATAATAGATGAAATAACAAGTTATGACCTTTATCCATATAATTATGACTCTATCTATCAAATATTATATACAAAAATTTTCAAAGCATTAGAAGATAATAATATAGAGGAATTCAATCATAATTTTTATATTTTTGAATTACTATTACGATATAAAGTTAACCCTGATTATATGTTGTATGTATTGGTTCAAAAATATCTTAAAATATTAGACACTAATATTCAGATAAATAATATTTACATTCATCAACTTGCTTCGTTATTCATGCAGTATAATGCTTACCCATTATTTTCATTGTTTAAAAAGGGTGAAACAACTATGGATTTGGTCGATAAAACAAAAGATAAAAGTTTACAGGCTATTATTCAACATAAACCCATCGATATAAGACCCTCATTAAGAGAATACACCCATGTACAACCATCAACAATAAAAGATATTTCTAGCTTCATTACAGCCTTTATTGATAATTATGATAATGATGATATTTTGGACCTTTTCGCTCCGTCTGATATATGGTTAAATAAACAAAATAATTACTTAAAATCTTTATCATTACAATACAAAAATTTAATAAAGTTTTATACCCATAACGGGGACGAACTTTTAAATTATTTTCTACGCTATAAACCAAGCCAAGAGATTATATATAGATTTAATGAGATATTAAAAGATAAAACAAATAAAGCCAGAATAAAAAAATATTTAACCGATTATCCAGTAACAGAACAGTCAACCTTGTCTGAACTCGCTCCTTTAATTTTATGGCTTATATCTGAGATAAATATCATCATTGAAAATTCTCCTCCAACTACAAGTGATATGGTAGTATATAGGGGCTTACGGGAGAGAAAAATAATTCGGAAAGATAATTTATATGAAACAACTGGGTTTTTATCAACCACCTTGTCTGCTGAAAAAGCACTTGATTTTGGTATATATGTTGACAATATCATTGTCCCGAGAGGCACAAAATGTCTATATATCAGTAATCAATTTACTCAATATGATGATGAAGAAGAAATCTTATTTCCTCCACGAAACTGCCTTGAAGTATTGAAGATTATAGATGAAGATATTATTTTATTATATAGACATGAAGGTGTATGTGAAAGCGAAATAGGTTAATTAATTACAAGTATAAACTGGTAATTAATCAATATTAAAATTATAGAACTGTTTAATCATTATTATGGGTTCGTCCAAGCCCGCAATGAAAACACCCATATGAAGGTACTTTTGGAATATTTCGTTCGTCCATATATTTTTCTACCACTGGTTTAATTGATTGCAACCCTTGAGCATAATTAGAATCATCGTCTTTAACACATCTTTCACGCCATGGAGCTTTATTACAAAATGTTTCATTAAAAACATGGGGTAAACGGACAGGAGATACTTCTTTCCCTGATTTGATGTCATTATAGATTGAAGCTAATTCATAATGATTGATATCATAAGCCCGGTTTAAATGTACTCCATTTGGCCCATTTACAAATGATTTTTTTCTAACCCCCATAACAGGGTCATTATAAACCCAATATACCCCAGCCGCTAGTCCGCCATACGCCATAGTAATCAGAGAAGAAGCGATAGGGTTTTGTTTGAAATGTTTAATAAAATTTTTAAGTGCGTTCATTTTGTTATTATTACATAGAGTTATATAATTCAATTTTCAACCACCGAAAAGTTTAAATAATTTAATTACCCGTCTATACTGGTAATTAATCAATATTAAAATTATAGAGGAGGGGGAGGTATTGGTTCGCCCGTATAACAAATCGGGTCGCAATCATACTGAGGGACACATTTGATGATTTCAGATTTTAATTTATCCCACGTCATATTAGATGAAGGCTGAATATCGCCATGAAATAACCATTTTGTACCTACACTATCAAGACATCTACTATAAGCTCTACTAACCTGTCCTAAATATCCTGTAGGACCACACAATTCGCTTTGTTCAGGGACCTCTAAATATACTGTTCCTTCCTGATTTTTCCACCATACTTTATGCATAACACACTCATCCATATCATCCATATACTTTTGTACATCTTGCTGTAGGAGTGATAATGACTTGGCGGATGTTGATATTACAGAATTTGACATCAAGTATAATATCACTATCGTGCCAAAAACCACAGCAGTTAAAATGACGTATCTATAACGATATATTATAGAGTTATCGGGTGATGATATTCCTGTCTCCTCATTTGTTTTAACAATACTAAATGTCATCCATGTAACCAATATTCCAAAAGCCACCAATAATATTGTAATAAATACAACATATGAATCCATCTTTTATATATAATTTTATTCGACAAAAATTAATTTCCCCACCGACGCAAACAACCCCGCCAGCTCATCCATCATCTTTTTACGCACCTTTAACACAACCACCAATTCTTTAATATACTCTTTCCCGAAACGCGTATTTGTTAGCTGGTCGATGGGTTTTCGTAACTGATCGGGTATATATTTTTCATAATCAATATGAATAGTTGCTCGGTCAGTTTTCAGCGCATCCATAACATCAGTGTGATCTGCCTTAAGTGTTTTAACCCCCGGTAATTCCGGGATCCATTTAAAGAAAAATTCGATTCGGTCACCTACCCGGATATCAAACCCGCGCGCGCGTAGAGCATTTGCCAAACAGTTTTGGAAGGCAGACTCTGATTTATATTTTTCTTTATTAATCGCCGTACTAATCATAAGTTGATCCGGTGATACCTCCTGATATAGCAGCGCAAAACATCGACCTAAAATATAATCCCGCACCTCTTCTATGTGTTTCAACAACATGATTTTTCGCAGTGTAGCAGTGCAAGTTTCACGTAAATAAAGACAATTATCCCGGCGCGCGTCAACCAGACCTCTTTTATATTGATCTTCTATATCCAACATGGCATCGCCTTTTTTCAACTCTTTTTTTGGCATATCTTTATCAGCCCGTTTAATGGCTGCATATCGCTTTTTCGTAATAATAAAATACCGCGCAAACCAATTTTCAGATTCAAGCTTCATTGGTGGTGGTAAAGTTGCTGAAATTTCTTGCGCGATTTCTTCACCAATTTCAAACCCAGGATCGCCTTCTTTTACACCAAACTTAAACATGCAACTATCGGTGTTATGAACCACTAATTCACCAGGACCAACATGAAAATGATGCGATTCCGTCGTCAAGTCGTAAACATAATCCGTGGTTTCTCCTAAATAAGTAATAGATACAATTTCATCGCTATACTCAGGCCAGCTTTTTACCCCTAAAACATCATCAATAAAACCATATTCCATCCCCGCGCGTCGAGTCATAATATAATTACCTAAATAAAATTCTTTATTATCGGGTTGTAAAGGCGATAACAACAACGCGTGCCATATTTGCTTGCAATCTTCAACATCAGTTACCCGTAAAAATTCTGCGGGTACGATTAAATCACCAACCTTATTGTAAAATTGGGATTTTAATTCAATGGGGAGCTCATCCAAAGCACCATTGTTATATTTTTCAAGCATAATCCACCCTTCGTCAGATAATTCTACCTGAGAATAATTATTTAATTCATGCACGCAAGTATGTAATAACCGACTTCCTATCTCTACTTTAGTCGGCCGTACCTTTTTACCTAAATAATCCAGTAAACTATGATCTTCAGTCACATCCACGGTTCCCTTCAAAGTTATTATACGATAAAGTTTCTTGGTTGTATAGTGACGAATCACTCGTTGAATAGGCGTCCATCCTTTCTCAGTCCAAACAGAAGCATCAATATGCCCAAATTCTTTACCTCGCTCGCATTCATAAACTCCAGTCAATGAATCAATTCGGCAAGTTTCAACCTGGCCTCCAGGCCGTTTAATCAACAAAGGTGTATCTCCTGTAACCGAATCCCCATATACGATAACATTTTTCTGTTTGGGAAATTCCGTCACACCATCCGGTTTTAATGGTTTATAAGGTACCACCGCACCCGTTTGTTCACTTAATATGCGCTGCCGTACTTTACCCACGTCAATTTCTTTAATGCGTTCGATGGTATCATGAATCACCGTTCTACCCACAAAAGTCACACATTGCGCGCCCTCTTTTAACGGTAAATACGCTTTTCCTTCACCCACTCCCATCATTCCGTATAAACTATTCGCTGAAACTTTGAGTTGAAGTTGCCGCATATCCAATACCACTTTAAGGGATTCGTCATCCGTTCTTTTGATTGCCGCGCGCGCCTCATCACGCTGGTCGACCAGGTGTTTTAGTAGCAGGGGTACAATTCCTACCCGGTCTTTAATCCACCGAAATTTATAATGCAAACCGTCCTTTGGATCATCCCATTCCATAACATTCACCCGATGGGCCGGCACATAAACACCTTCAGGTATAAAAGTTGTATAACAAATATTATGCGCTCGTTGAATACTGGGATATAGCGATTTAAAATCGAATGATTGAACATCTTCATGCAACCCGGGAATTGGTTCAACAACTGTTGCCCCGCTATATTGTTCTTTTTTCTTTTTAGCAGGCGCGTTTGACGGCCCGTCGTTACCACCGTCGTCATCAGCATCCGCTTCACCGTCTTCATTTAACAAATCGGCTACCGATTCATCATTAGTGCCCTTTGGTGTATACCGAACAACAATATTCTTTTTTGTTGCCAAACGATAAATTTGATAATATCCACGAAGCTGTTGTCCGCGCGTGTAGAGGTCATTAATAGGAACATTGACAATACAACTAGTCACAACCACGTTTGGCCATACATGAAACTTTTCAAATAACTTGAGCGGAAGTACTGTATCTGTACTACAGTAATTAGCGATACGGGCGTGTAGCTCGGGGTCGTTCGATTTATAATATTGGAAGATTTCCTTGAATGAAACATCTTCCTTCTTTTCACCCACGAATTTTTCCGCCACATACTCCAATTTATAAGTTGGCAATTTATGTTCTCGTTTAATGACTGGTAACATATCAATCGAAATGCGCCCCTGCATAATCAACCAACCAAACTCTTGCTTACCATAAGCCCCGCTCGCCCATTCTTGTGATTTCCATTTGGGAGCTAGCCCGTGAATTCTCCCCATCTGCGTATGTTGATCATTTAGTCGACTCAACCGTGCATGCATATAAGAATAATCAAACCCCAAAATATTATATCCAATAATAACATCAGGGTCATATTCACATATAAATCTCTCAATACCATGAATAAGATCTCGCTCTTTATCAAACCATTTAATGGTAATGTCATCTCGTACATGAGCGCGAACTTGAGCCTTAGTAAACGGCGGGTCTAAGTAACGTGATTTCTTTGCCTCAAAGTCCGGCCGTTTATAAGTCATAAACACATATTTTTTTATCGTAGAATCATCCCGGTAAGTTTTAGTTGTAATTCCAGTCATGAAAATAACATCCTTCCAATTTTGGTTGTTTGGCATCTGTGAATCGCGCTCGCTATAACACTCGTGATCGAAACTTAGGATTTTACACGGTTTAATAATATCCCGATATTTTGGGTCCGAAACAGCTTTAACATCGCGATGATTCGCCCAAAATTCAGGCATAACTGTCTTGGCATCTTCCGGGTTTTCTTCGTGAAAATCTCCGACTTCAAACCACCCGGCTTCATCAATCCCTTTTTCTGTTTGAAGCTTTAGTGCGGTCGGGATGTTGGTTTCATGATACACTAAGCGTGTCGATCCCATTCCTGGGATTTCGACGGGTTGATCTAACACTTTGATAATATTAAAAATTGACCACTCGCAATATATTTTAACCAGTAAATGTGGGAATGTTTGTTCAAACACCATAGCACCATATAACTTTTCTTTTTCTTCGTATTTTACATCCATAATTTCGTCGGGGAATCGTAGCTTAAGAAAAGTTCCAATTAGAGCAGCTTGTTTTGTGGTATAATCATCGGGTAATTCAATATAAAAAGTGGACGGGTAATCGCGGATTTTTAATAGCGTGGCTTCACCATCCTCATTATGCGCCCATACACATATTTCATTACATCTTATTTGTTGTGCATTTTTACGAGTATATACTTCCCATTGAAATGCACGCAGCTTCATTTTTAGTAAAAACTTGATGTTAAATATAATTCAATTTTTAACATTGCGTCGTGCTTAAGCCACGGAATTCGTAATAATCACTCACAATTATGGGTGATTATTATGTTTTAAATTAATCTTCTTTTTTACCGTGTAAAGTATGTTTCGTTTTTATAATGTTTAAAATTGAGTTATGATCTTCCGTTGATACTAATACGAAGACATCTTTTGCGAGTATATATTTATACTCTTTATTCGAAAGTTTCTTAATAAATAAAATTGTATTAATATTAAGAATGCTGTTACTATCAAGACGAAAAAAATCCATAGTTAATGTAAGCTTGAATTACTTTAACTATGGATTTAAAAATTCAATTTTTTATGCATTGCTTCGCACTTGTAAGCGATGCTGAATTAATAGTATAATATTTATTTTTATATATAAATGGCTTGGGTTCCCAGCAATATACAATATACAATCAATGGATTAAGCGGTAGTTCAGTCAAAGTAGTCAATCCCGTCGGGCGTGATAATGGTGATTATTGTGGCCTTCTTCTCCGCGCTGGCACGCAAGGTGGCCGCCTCAACCGTCAACTTACCAGTCAACAACCGGCCATCTGCCGCCCGTGCTTGCGCCAAATCGTATCGCCATGCCGCGAATTTAAACCTGGTTCTAAAGGCCGAGTTTCAACCCAAATTCAAAGACAGCGTGCTTTGCTGGCCAAAGCACAGGCGAATTTTTAATAGCAACAAAAACTTATTTACCCTACGGCTAAACTTTTTCGCTTATGCGAAAATTGATTTTTATTTTTAAGGATAAATTAGGTCACTACCAGGTTAAAATGAGTCTCAATCAAATCTACGAGCAAGAACGAGCCAAAAAAATGGATATTATGGAAAAAGAATTAAAGTGGTTGGAAGATTACATAGTAATGAGGTGTGTTAACAGGTTTAATAATAAAAAAGTAATAAGCAAATGGGTAAAAGATTCTGGGAGAATTATTCTATATAAAGGTTTTAATACTAATGATGGAGGCTTGTATCCCACATACGAGCCATCAAAAAATGTAAAATATCTTTCAAAGGGATCTGTAAATTTAATTACAGATGAAATTTTTGATAAATTTGGTGAATCTCTTTTACTAAAATTACAAAATAATAATATAAAAGCCCGTATACTAACGCTAAAATTTCAACCCAAAATAAGAACTTTTATGGTGTATGTTCCAATTGGTGATAAATTTATTTATCCAAAAGAGGATATTGGTTACAAAGCCTGGGAAATTCATTTTAAAAAGTATAGGTATTTTTGGCATTAAACCTTCAAGTTTAATAGATGACCTTATTTATGACTCTGAATAGAGCTATATCAAATTTACCTAGTTAACAAGCTAAATTATTGTAATTACAATAATTTTAATCCCTCATATATTCTTTA